TTTCTCTTCAGGTTCGGGTTCGGGTTCAGGTTCGGGTTCGGGTTCAGGTTCAGCATTTGTTGGGCATTTTTCACAAATTTCTTCCTTACAACAATCGTCTATTACTCCATCCTTACAACAAGCATCTTCCTCTCCGATAACCTCTTTAATGACTTCGATTTCTTCAACTGGTTCTTGAATATTTTCTTCTAACCCTTCCTTCTCTTCCTTCACATCATCCAATTTTGCCTGTTCAGCTTCTTCTTTTTTCTTACGGATTACTTCTTCACGGGCAGCTTTCACTTTTTCTCTTTTTTGTTCTTCATAGAAAATATCCTTATTGATGGTATTTTCCTTGTATTTTTCCATCATATCATTCAGTTGCGAATTAATAAATGATTCGTCTTCAATCTTATCTGCACATGGATCCCATGGTAACCAATATCCAACTTGTCCTACAAATACATGGAATTCACTATCTATCCCCTGAAGTTTCTTTGCACGATTCTCCGCTTCTTCCTTTGTAGTATAGGTACCACGGACCTTTAATCCACGAATATTTGTTTTAAAATCATTCTGTTCATCAAAATCCTTCTGTAATTCATCATTAAACTTATAAGTAAAATCTTTGTATTGGTCCATAACCTTTTTAAAATCCATATCTTTATCCTTACATACAGATTGAAGAAATTTCGCAACCTTAAATGATTCTTTGGAATCAATCATTGCTTCAGGGGAAACAAATGATAAACATACATAATTTTGTCCTGGAATTGGATCATCCACTTCGAGATAATCAACCTTTTCTTCTTTTTCTCCCATTTTATACTTATTAAGCATTATATTTTTTTAAATATTTTAACTTAATATAGAATAATTAGAAGTATGTTAACAACTGAAGGTATCAAATGGATGAATGAGGCGTCCAAAGATATGAAAAAAAGAATAACAAAATATAATCAATTATCTGAAACAAAAGGAGGACGGGGCAAAAAAAAGAAAACAACTCATAAGAAAAAAAGACTTCCAAAACATTATACTGCTCGTTTATCTACAAAAGATAGACAAAAACAAATTAAAAGTATTCGAAGATCATCCAAGGCATATCAAAAAGGAAAATATATTCAACGTCCGAAACTAAAAAGCTACAAACATAAAAAAAGTTCGTGGGTAACCAAGTTTGAAACTAAATATGGTAAAGATGTGAAAACCTACAAAGAAATTGAAAAAGCAACTGGAATACCAGCGAAAGCTTTGCGGAAGGTTGTTAAAAAAGGTAAAGGTGCCTATTACAGTAGCGGTTCACGACCAAATCAAACAGCAACTTCATGGGGTAAAGCACGTATGTATTCATATATTATGGGTGGACCAACACGAAGGGTTGATCAACATATTACTGATAAATATAATGTAAAATTACCCTAAATGGATCATATTTTCCGATAGTACTCATTTAAAAATAAATTAACAAACCATAATTAAAATGTCTCTACTCAATAATATTGCAAATATTGTTTCTATGATTGGTACTTGTTGTGGTTTATTTTCAAGGGTCCCACAAGTCTATAGAACATATACAACTAAATCAGCAGGAGATCTATCTACCAATACAATGGTTATCAATATTGCAGCAAATAGTTGTTTTCTATTTTATACGCTAGTTAATGAACAATATCCACTTATGATAAATTGTATATCAGTGATTACATTAGAAGGATCACTCGTATATATGAAACAAAAGTTTGGAAAAATGAAAAAAACATCGAGTCAAACTGACTTATTAAGTATGGTCGAAGAAAATTCATAATGATACAAAAACATCTACAATACAATTATTAACTACAAACAATAGGAATCCTTCGTTTCATCTAAATTTATATTTATTAAGCATTATATTTTTAAACATCAATAAAAGATAAATTGGAGAATATCACTTACTAAATGATTTGATTTTTCACAACGATGTTTTTTTAATTCTTCTTCATCGATGAAGGCACAATTACAAATATGACAAGTTGTATTGCTTAATTGAACTTCTTTATCCTTAGTTTTTGTAAATGATGAATAAATAGATCCCATATATTATATTACTTAAAAAAAGGATCTACAATTACATCATTATGTGTGGAATAACCGCATTAGTTTCCTCCAAAGAAGATATTTTTCCTGATCTCTATGAATCACTCTATCACTTACAACATAGAGGTCAAGATTCGTTTGGTTTTTCATACTTTGATGAAAATCAACAATTATTATTAATTAAACAACAAGACTTATTATCAAATTCATCCTATGATAACATACAAACAAATATTGGTCTTGGACATGTCCGTTATCCTACGAAAGGAAAGAATACAATTCATGAATGCCAACCTTTATTCTTAAAAGGTAAATACCATACTATCTCATTCGTTCATAACGGTCAAGTTGAAATTGAACCGATTAAATCGTATCTTCTGAAAGTAGGAGTATCCGTGAACTCATCAATTACTTCAGATAGTTCTTTCTTATTGTATATCTTTGATTATTTACTGAATCAACATGAAAGATTAACCTATGAAATCATTCTAGAAATAATTGGATGGATACAAGAAAATATTCAAGGTTCATTTAATTGTATCTGTTTGATTGAAAACTATGGATTAATCTGTTTTAAAGATAAATATAGTATTCGTCCCCTTATTCTAGGTAAGAAAGGGAAAAATTATATTATTTCATCAGAATCCATATCAATTACAAGTATCGATTATGATATTATTAATGATATTTATGGACATGATATACTAATCTTTACAGATGAACTTGCTATCTATCAATCACAAATATCGACTTACTTTAAACCATGTATCTTTGAATGGGTCTATCTAGCAAGGGAAGAATCAATAATCTACGGTGTTAATGTTTATCAATCACGTGTAAAGATGGGAGAATATCTAGCAGAAAAAATTAGAAAAACAATTGATATTGATGGAATTGATTGTGTAATCCCTGTACCCGATACAAGTAAACCAGTTGCATTAGAAATATCAAAACAATTAAAAAAACCTTATTTTGAAGCGATTACTAAAAATAGATATGTGAATAGAACATTCATTATGGATTCACAGAAGAAAAGGAAAAAAAATATTAAACGGAAATTAAATGTCATTCAACATTTAATTCAAAATAAAAATATATTAATTGTAGATGATTCAATCGTTCGAGGAAATACAATTAAATATATAGTAAATTTATTAAAAGAATATAGAGTAAAAAAGATATTTATCGCGATTAGTTCGCCAGAAATTATTAATACAAATACATTTGGTATTGATATTCCAACCAAAGAAGAATTATTATGTTTTCAAAAAACTAACCTAGAAATTGAAAAGGATTTAGGTGTTGAAAAAATTATTTTTCAAGATATTACTAATTTAGAACAATCCATTCAATCATTTAATCCTAGGATAAAGGGGTTTGAAAAATCAGTGTTTACTCAATGATTAGTTTGTTATTTTTCCTTATTTAAATGATCACAAACAGATAAATGTTCGTTGTATTTTTTTTTATCAATAAATGTTGTGTTGCAATGAAAACAATATCTACCGGTTGTATTCAATAATTCATCTATTGTACTCTTCTCTTCTTTTTTAAAACATGAAAATATTATCCCCATAATAATTATAATATAATATAATATAATGGGTCGAGACTTTTTAGATGTTTATAGTATAAGTCATATGGTGGGTGGTATGATTTTACAAAGAATGGGATTATCTGTTGTAGTAGCGAACCTTTTTCATGTATTCTTTGAATTTTTTGAAAACTTTATTTATGTCCCCTATTTTGGTGGTAGATGTATAAAATTACCGCCTATTCTACCCATTGAAGATTGTAAAACATATCCAGATAGTATTCTTAATATGTTCGGTGATCAACTATCATTTTATATTGGATATAAAATAGCAGAAAAAATACCTGAAAAAAAATTACCTTATTTATCTAATTATTCTTTAATATTACTACCAATTATACCGCTACTATTATCACTAATCACCACAAACATTATTGGTTATCTTCCAAAATATGAAGTAAAATAATTACATCTTCTTATATGCTTCCTCAAAATTGTCCAATTCTTCCCTCCAAATATCCTTGATATCTTTCTTTTCTAATTCATCAAATTCATTCTTATGTTTCAAAATGTTTTCTTTTAACTCTTCAACCTTTTCCAATGTAAAACTATACACAGAAAGGTTCAATAGATAATTATATTCACTTGTAATTTCTTTCTCCTCATAATCAACAATACAGTTATCCTCATAGAAGGGGAATTCAAATGATTTCAATGCATCAATGATCGATTGTTTTGATTTTTTATAAACTTGGATCTTCTCATCAATGACAGATTCAATAAATCTCATCTTCGATTCGAGCAATTGAATGTCTTTTGTTAGAGTTTCAAGTTGATAGTCTTTTCTTTTTTGGTACATATTCAAACGAACATAATAATGATCATCAATAACCTGATAGATTGTATCGTACTTTTTAATTGCTCCATCCTTTGTATAGAGATGGATATTTGTAGTTGATTTAGAAGTTGTAAGTTTAAACTTTTCTTCAATTACATCCTTTACCTTGTATGTATTGTCGAAGAGTGTTTCATCATTCACTTTTACAACAAATTTTACTTTTTCATCGGTAGAATGGTTCTCATAGTCAAGAATCCATGAATCGTCCATTCGAATTGTATTCTCTAAAAATTCCTTAAAATCATGTGTCCAATAACCGACAGGTAGTTCAGTAATAGTTACTTTGTCATCTTCAATAGAGTATTTACCCTTTGTAATGAATTTTGAAATCCCTTTTTCATCAACTTTTACAACCTTCCCTTTGAACCCACGATAATACGGTTTCATTGATAAATATGGAAGTCCATTCATTTTCCTCTTAAGGTTGTTTGTACAATCAAGTGGATTGTATTGAGGTATTTTTGTACTGAAACCCGTTCCAATTCCAACCATTCCATTCACAAGGACCATCGGAAGGATAGGACAATACCATTTTGGTTCAACCATTAGTCCATCATCATTAATGTATTCTAGAAGAGGAAGATCTG